GGTCATTCGCCGAATAAAATTTAAATTGTGATGTTGGCATAATTTAATTTGTTTCTACAGTGTTGGATACTTCCAATCCCCAAAATCCACCACTATTTCCTCCAACTGTAATAACCATAAAAGTTTTTCCTGCATATGTGCCAGACCCATCAAGTTTTTGACCTACTGTAAAAGTGGTTGCGGGATGACAAATCTGATACAACCCTCTATATCTACCTCTTATATTAATAGAAGGTGGTTCTACTACCCATAAAGGAGAAATGTAATACGAACCATCATATGCATTTGGGGATGCCATAATTCCATCAATTATACTTGCTTGATTTGATGTTGCAGAAACTCCTGACGTAGATGATAACCCTTGATCGCCTTTAACGGCGTTAAACACACTTCCTCCTGTTCCTGATGCATTAGCCGCAAGATAATGTCCATTCAGTCCCACGGTTAAAGAATTTATATTGCTTTGTCTTCCTGCGTCCTGTGAACCGGCACTCATTGTATCACACCAATTATTTGCCGCGCCGGTGGCATGTCCACCATAAATAAAACATCGCCATAAATCTGTTGGTCCTTTTAATGAATAAAACTCACCAAATCCAAAGTGCCAATATCTTGAACCATTGTCGCCGGTTTGAATCCACATATACATTGTACTGGCATCAGCCGCAAGAATCCATTGTCTAGCAACGGAACTAGCGGTTACACTTTTTCTAATTACAAGATGTCCAAATGTTAGTAATTGTATAGGTGTAGGGAACTGTCCATAGCCTGTTCCCACAGAGCCAGTATTCAATATTCCAGCAGGAGGAATACTAGAACTTAAATATTGCCAACCTACAAGACTTGCTTCAGTAGCCGTAAGTCCAGTAGTAGGTGCGCTATCATTTACAAACATTGAAAACTGAGAACCAGATGCTTGTTTAAATCCACCAGCAGTACTAGCTGAGTCGGGACAAGGTTTACTCCATCCTGCTGCGGGTTTAAAATAAGACCCTGTTCCATATCCATTAATCAAACATGCGTTTAATATTCTTAATAAAGACCCTGTTAATCCATTGCAAGCACCCGGACCGTCACGGTCTTCTGAGGTATAAATTGTAAATGATGACGTTGTAGGCATAAAACTTAATTAGTTTCTACTGTATTTGAGGTTTCTAACAACCAAAGTCCAAGACCGTCAGTTGTCGGTTTAATTACCATCAACGTTTTTCCAGAATAATCACCACCCGCGGTGATATTTTGTCCATCAGTAAAATTAGCAATTGGATGATTAATTTGATATATTCCTCTCATTCTTCCACGATAACATATACCACTTGGTTCTATTATTTGTAATGGTGTGATGTATATTGAATTATCTGACCCGTTCGGTGTTTGCAACACTCCCGTCATAGATGTGGTATCTGCTGTTGTCTGGTCCACCGCGCTCGAAGTGGTTGGATCTCCTTTTTTAGTTATTCCGGTGCTTCCTCCTGTTCCTGACATACTTCTAGCTATCCAACATCCGGGCTGTGCGGTACCTATACTGGTTCCACCAACACTGCCAGCACCAATGGACGCACCAGTAGCAATCAAACCAGTCATATCGTTGTTAAGAGTTACACTAGTATTTTCCGTAAAACGACCCATTACTAAACACCTGTATATGTCATTTGTGCCTCTTAATGAAAAGATATCACCAAACATTCCATGATAATATGCCGTGGTATCCAATGTAAGTACCCAAAGATACATTGTGCTAGAATCGGCTGCAATAATCCATTGTCTAGGGGTTGTATCAGCAGCAGAAGATTTTCTCCAAACAACGTGTCCACTATTTAATTGTTGACCGGGAAATGGAAATTGTCCAAATCCAAATCCATTGCCATAAGAACCTGAATAAACAAATCCTGAACCACTTGTTGGATTTGTTAAACTTGTTATAAGTTCAAATCCACAAATCCAAGCTTCTTTTCCCAAAGAAGTAGCATTTGCTCCTGCATCATTTACAAACAAAGATAATTTAGACCCCGATGCTTGTTTATAGGCAGCCAATAATGACGGCCCGTTAAGAGTTCCAGATACGTTTGTTAATGGTTTACTCCAACCGGCTCCCTGTTTAAAATACGACCCGGTTCCATATCCACCGACCAATACATAATCAAGGACGTTTATCAAAGACCCTGTAGCACCGTTCATTGGACCCGGTCCTTGTGGGTCAGATGAAGTGTAAATTGTAAATTGTGATGATGGCATATTATCTTATCTTTTGGTTATACATATTCTGTTATAAAAAGTTTTAGATTTTTTATTTTCATTAAGCATTGGATAATTCTGCAATAACCGTCCAATTTTGTGCAGTTCCTAGAGTTGTTACATTGAATCTCAATTTATCTCCGCTTACGGTAGTTGTAAAGGTTCCTGTCGCATAATTTTCATAAGAACTACTAGGCAATGAAACCGAACCAATCAACGAAGCAGAAAAAGCACCCACAACCGATGATTTTTCTATATTGATGGATGATGTAATGGATTCTACGGATTGTGCTCTAATAGACAATCGTTTTACACTCCATGATATTACAGTGTTATTTTGTGGATTAAACGGAACTATAACTTCCGCCGCGTCGCCGCCGGTTGTGGTTGGTGAAAATGCTGAACATAATACCACAGACCTACCAATAGGCACCCAAGAAGCCGTAACTGCATAACTTGATGAAAGTGCTACTGATGAGAATGATGAACTAATTGACCGTGAAGCGAACGATGCTGACGTGGCCCAGAATGATTCTGAGGCAAATGATGCTGATATAGCATAGTCACTCGGAACTGGTGGTGCCCACGATGCGCTGATGGATTGACTTGCAAACGAAGCACTTATTGCAAATGATGCAAATAATGAAGCCGACGCCCAAGAAGCAGATATTGATGATGTAGCTATAAAAGCTAATTGAGCAAAAGAAGCATAACTTGCACTTACAGCTTGAAGAACATTCAAAGTATTCAATGCCCATGACGCCGTTCCAAATAAACTCGAAGAAACCGCTGGAACAGTTATAGCATCCGTTGCTGGATTATATGTAAGATTACTTCCACTATCAATATAAAGTCTCTGAAATCCACTACCAGTTACAAATGGAATGTAGTAAATGCTAGAACCTGTTGCTAAATTGATATTTACAAACAATGACATGGAAGAGTTTACGGCCCATGATGCAGACATTGATTGTGTAATAGATGGCAAGAAATAATTGGCCGCGTAAGACCACGACATGTTTTGAAACACTGTTGTTTCATCAGCAAGTGCTTGAACACCTAAATCAAGAATTGATGCGGATTGAATTCTATTTGTTGCAATACTTCCCGTCGAAGTAAATCCACCATACAACAACAGTTTACTTCCTGATACAATAGCTACTTGTGAATGGTCATTAAATGAGTTACTAAACAGTGTACTTGCATATCCACCCGGATTACTTATTTGTGCTCTATTGATTTTTGAAGAAATTATACTTCCGTTATATCCACCAAAATTGTAGTAATAATTTCCAATTACAACACCACTGTTGTTTATGTAAGCACATCCCGGATTAATACCAATATTAGCCACACCCCACGCTGACGGATTTTGAACGGATGATGTATAAACCGATGTATTTACGTTATTGAATCCAGACCCGTTAAACCCACCAAACGCACAAATTTTATCACCAAGAACGGCGGCATTACCTGCAATCGTTGACTGATATCCTCCACCACCAAACCAAGTTACAGGAACAATAGACCATGATAAAGGATTACTAGCCGTAGCATACAACGACGCTGAAAATACTGCACTTCCCGAAGAAGTAAGACCACCGAAAATCCACAATTCTTGATTGTCATTAATAACAACCGTGTTATGATTACTTAGATTAAATGGCAACGAACCGGTAGCAACCCAAGTAGTAGGATCATCTAAAGATGCGGTTTGAATTGAAGATGTTGGAGTTCCTACGTTATCAATAGCACCACCGAAAAGATAAAGACTATTACCCAAACGAATACAATTGGTTTGTAAAACTGGTATAGGTAAAGTTTTGCCTGTAGCTACGGTAATTTGACCACCATCACCGACTGATGAAGTCCAAATTGTACCAAGTGCCGCTGCGCCACTATAACCACCAAAAACATACACCGTTCCACTCACCATTGCACCAGCCGCACCATAAAAAGTTGATGATGCGGTTCTAGCGGTAGCACCCAATCGTGATTCCGAAAGTTGAAGTTGATACCAACCCGGAATAGGCCAAGTAATCGTAGTATTGTTGGAAAATGATGCGCTAGTAGAATAACTTGATGTAATATTCCATACACCCGAACCTGTAACTACCGTCAATCTTCCATTGGTTGTAGTAACAACAACCGAACCAGAAGGCATCGTTATATCATTTATAGCAAATTCTTTTCTAGCTGTACCTGTATTAATTGTACAAAACCACTTATCAGTATTGAATTCTACAACACCTGCTTCTGGAACAGTTAATAGAGTACTTGAATCCCACTTCATCTGACCTCTTGTTGCAGTTCCATCGCCACCCGCCAAATGTAATAAAGCAGTAGGAGTATCACTAACAACGTTTTGTCCAATTCTAATACCACCAATGGTTATTTTTGCTTTTGTCGAACCAACATCCGTATCACCATTTACAAGAAAATAATGACCAGCACTTACAGCATTAGCATATGAAACATATACTACTTGTTTTAGATAATCGGTTCTCCATCTACCAGCCAAACTGTTTGAACCGCTGATGATGGATGTGATATGTGTTTGACCAGTAAGACTTGGATTAACCAATGTTATATGGTCTGTTGCTGTAGTAAAGGCATTTGTATTACTTAAAAATATGGTTAAACTGCCTGATGGGGCTATAGTTCCAAGACCCACTTTACTTCCTGTTTCATACAAAGAACTTGTATCCGACAATGAACCACTTGTAACCCACGTTGTAAAATACTTTGGTGTACCCGGTCCTATAGCTATTAAAGCATAAGAAGCCGTCACAGCATAACTTGAACTTAAAGATTGACTGGCCCAAGAGGATGATATTGAAAACGCCGTTACACCTGATGGAGGCGCCCATGATGCGGATGTAGAATTATACGCCCAACTAGCTGTACCAAAATATAGACCACTACTACTGACAAAAGCAACGGTATCAGATGTAAAATTTTTCCAAGATTGAATTGTACTAGAATCTAAAACATAAGGAGCAACGTTTATGTATTGGTGGTCAAGTGGTAAACTTGAAGTTAGTGCATATTTCCAAGCCAAATAACCTTCCATTTTACGTTGTTCATCAGAACTAATGTTTTGGTTCGTAATAATGATTTCAGCAATTTCTCCACTAAATGGTTGCCCGAAGTTAGGTTCAAATCCAACAAACAAATCACGAAGATCCATGTCATTTGAACCATTAACAACACCAGAACTTGTAGCAGCATTATTTATGTAAACGGTTAGAATTGAATTATTAGAATTAACATTACCGTTGACAATATACCAAGAACGAGAAATATTTGCCAAAGCATTTATGTCATAAGTTGTAGTTCCTGATTCATTATACATATTCCATTCAGGAACACCACTGAAAATTCTTGGTCCTAATGTAAAATCTCTGGAATTACCAGAATGTCCATTAGCAATCACGGTGCCGTTTGAAAAAGCTGACGGTGAAACTGGAAATGTTTGTGGCTTGACTACAGCAAATACACACAACGATGATTGAGATATTGATGTACTTCCTGATATAGCACTCAACCTATCATTTGTACCATCAAAGTGAACAACACTGTGTCCGTTGATTGATGATGTGTATAAAGCCGGTTGATTACCAGCCGTAGATTGAGTAAAGTAATTTCCATAAGAACCTGTATCAGGCCATAGAGATACGGATGAACTTTGTGACCCTGTTATATCATCACCACGCAACCATACTCTCATTGGAACGGTTGCGTAAAACGGACTCCAAAGAATGTTACTAGATGATGAAAATGCTTTGACAGTCAATGTTGCATCTATTTGTGACCCTGTAGCACGAATGCCTACGCCTACTCCTGTATCAAATACAGAACTGGTTTCAGTAAGACTGTTATTCTGCCATTTTGGAAGATAGTTGTTAGTTCCAACAATTCCAAAGGTAGGTGCCCATGATGCACTCAATGAAAAACTTGCCCACGAAGCAGATTCAGCAAAGCTATTAAACTGTGGTGGCGACCAAGAAGCACTTATTGCAAATGATGCACTTAAAGAACGTGATGCCCAAGAGGCTGAATCAGCAGCGAACGATTTACTAGCAAATGATGATGTTACTGATATAAAAGATTTACTAGCAAATGACGCGGTGGTAGCCCAAAAAGACTCTGAGGCCCAAGATGCTGATACAGCAAAATCACTTGGTATTGGCGGCGCCCACGATGCACTAATTGATACAGAAGCAAAAGACGCAGATGTAGAAAAGAATGACCGTGAAGCAAAAGATGCCGATGTGGCAACAAATGATGCGCTTGCCCAAGATGCGGAAAGAGCATTAGGATTTACATTCAATGAGAAAGATGCAGTAATAGCGAAACTTGAACTCAACGATTGACTTGCCCAAGATGCAGATACAGCATTAGGATTCAAATTGGTGGCGAAAGAAGCCGTCAATGCAAATGATGACGTTAAAGAATTGCTTGAACTTAATGATTGACTTGCCCATGATGCTGTATCGGCAGAAAAAGATTTACTAGCCCACGATGCAGAACGTGCAAATAACGATGATGATGCAAAGGATGCCGATGAGGCCCAGAACGATTCTGAGGCCCAAGAAGCTGATATAGCATAGTCACTTGGGAGTGGTGGTGCCCAACTTGCAGATACGGCCTGATAAGCATTTACCGCACTTGAGGCGGTCAAAGCATATGAAGATGATATAGCTTGACTCGAACTCAACGATTGACTTGCCCAAGATGCAGAGGTTGATGAGCCTGCTGAGCCGGGTGCCCACGAAGCACTAATAGCAAAAGAAGATGTGGCGTATAGTATTCCACTACCACTAAAGAATCCTACAACATTTCTGTTTATATCTTTCCATACTTGAATATTGCCGCCACCAAGAGGTATAGGCATGGATGTTTTATAGGTATGTGCTGTAGGCAAACTTTGCACCAATCCATACTTCCAAGCCAAATATCCTTCAACCCTTGATTGGTCGCCAGCTGATATGGATGAAGTTATGATAATGATTTCAGCTATATCACCATTAAACGGTTGATTAGATGAAGATTCCCAACCAATACACAAATCTTTCAAATCTAAGTTTGTAGATTGGGCTGATACTCCTGAACCAGAAGCAGAACCGCTCAAATAAATTGTTGTTGAACTTGCACCGCCATTTACAATTACGGTATTGATATACCATTCACCTGTTTTAGCGTTGTATGGATTAATGGGAGTTTCCGTATCAAAACTTGAAACTGCATCTTCGGTGTGAAGAGTCCAAGTAAATCTTGAAGTTCCACCATCAAAACGTTCACCAACTACAATGTCTCTATTATTACCAACGTGACTATTACCAAAAATTGTTCCTACATTTGCGTTTGTAACAGTAGGAGCATAAGACGTTACCTTGGCTACCACGAACGCTGTCAATGCACTACAACTTACAGAAGTAGGAACAAGACAACGCATCTGGTCATTTGTTCCGTCAAATCTAACGGCGGGATAACCATTAAGAACATTGTAAACCAACACCGGCCTTGAAGTAGCAGCAGACGCGGTAGCATGGTTTAAGTTTGGTGTGGAATCGGGCCATAAGTTTAAAAGACTGGCAGAAATGTCTGTAATAGCATCAGCTCTATACCACAATCTAGGACTATCACTACCCAAAAGCGTAGGCGTCCATAAAACATTTGAATTACTTACTTCTGTAATTGTAAATGTATCATTCGCTATAGGATTTGGTGTATTTATGCCTACATTGTCATCGTTTACATAAATCAAACTGCCAGTAGTAGGCACATTATTCCACCAATACCCTACGTAATTGTTACTTCCCACCAAATTAGAACCTCCGCCGCCGCCATTTAAAGCGTGAGAGGCTGTCACGGAAAAATATGAATTTTGAGCAAAGCTAGCAGAAATTGGAGTTTGTTGCCAAAATGCGTTGTTTGTTCCACCAATTAGAGTGTATTCTTTACTGTCATTTGTAACCCAAACTCTCAATCCAAGGTATCTATCACCAAGAGGAATTGCATCACGAGCCGTAGTATCTACCACAACCGTTCTTTGGTCAACTGGCAAAGGATTGTCGGTTGTTATAAAGAAAGATGTACTAAGTGATTGACTAGCCCAAGATGCTGATATTGCTGCATTAGCGAATGTGGTTGGTGGTGGATAAAGAGTATAAAAAGACGCAGATTTATCGGCATTTAAATTTCCCGAAGCATCAATATGAAGAATTACTTCGGATGCCGAAATGTGAGTTTCACCATAATACGTATTTGTGGCATCACGTTGTAAAATTACAACATCTTTCGGCTGTGGATTTGTATTAGTAATCGGCATCTATTTACCTTTATTGTCCCCTATAAATATAGGAACATTAAGATTTATGGTTAGATAGAGCCAGATGTATTCAAAGGATTTCCTAATACAACTGGTGTCGCTGGTATTATTTCATCCGCCGGCAAGTTTGGATATCGTTGACTTCTCCATTTTTCTCTATTTTTATCCAACGCATTAAGGTCAAATGAAGACGCAACAACTTCTGTTCCCATAACTATTTTCTTTGGACTAAACCATTTCTGAGTGGTCATTTTACCGTCAGCAAGATTGTAATTCATGTCAGGCAATAAATAACCGTTAACCATCAAGTCAAACTCCGTTTTAACCATTCTATCTTGTTCTACTTGAAGTTCTATCGTGTGAGAAAAAGACTCAATCTTAGTTCTAAACCTAAGACCTCTGGCATTTCCCCAATAATCTTCCGTTTCAAAATTAAATCGTTCTATTATAGTGTTCATCTGTTCTACATATTCCGTCCATACGATGAAATGATATGTGAACAACATATGGTCAGGCATAACTACATCATAAACTTCACGAACAGGAATATTTTGACCAACTAAATTACTAAATCTTGTGTAACGATTCTTTTCGGAATATTGTCTCATTACAGGATAATTCAAATAACGATTGAACATCAACATAGTTGCATCTTTTTCTGATGAAGTTCTTTGAAATACTATGGCAGGTAAAATCAATTTACCATTATAATCACGAATAACACCATCACTTTGTATAGATTTCCATTTTTCTGGAGAAGCATAATATGATGGAACGATGATTTTATTTCCTTCGTCTATTACAGTAAATTGAAGTTTTTCCAACTGCGTCATTATGGCAGTGTCAATATCAAGCAATGTAACCGTATTGTTTTTATTTTTGTCGGTGTCACGACGCACCTGTTCAGCACGATTAACATTAGCCTTCTTCTCACTGAGATTATCCGACTGTTGTACAACCGTCTGACTTAAATCGGTTTTTACATTTCCGATATTAGGAACTGGATTTTTTGGGTCGCCTGTCCATGCCATATGTTTTACTTTTTATACACCAGCGAACCTTCATATTCTGGATGTTCAACAAATCCATTCTTCTTGTAGAAGTTGATTTGTTCTTCGGTGTTACCGTCGTATCCACCCGGTTCAACTAAAATATTTGCGTCAGCGTCTTGTTTAAGAACTTCCGCCACAGCTTTTTGTAATAGATAACTTCCAATGCCTTGCCCCCTAGAATTTCTATCACCAACCAATGCTCTTGCCACCCACCACCTATTACCGTCAATCCTATCTATACTTACAACCGAATTTCTTGTGGGACCAAGACCCAATCTATGCATAATAGATACACTTTGAGAGGTAGATAATACAGTTATATCTTTTTCTTCAATTGTTTCAAAAATTAACTGTTTAAGTTTAATCATGTTCCCCAATTTGCTAGAGCATTTTTCAATTCGTTACTATTCATTGGTTCAAATTCATCGCCTTGTATATGTGCATACCATTGACCATGTTCATCATTATAATAAATTGAATCATCCATTCTTTTTTTATTGGCCAACATCCACGTATTTTTTGCATTAAGCGGCGACATTCCAACGACTGATATTCCAGTACCTCCATGATGAATTGATACAATATCTTTTGGGTCTTCGTTGCGTTTCATGGCTGTAGCACTAAGATAATGAAGAACTCTAATAACATCATCTGGAGTACCTGATTTTGAATGCCAACGATACGTAGGGATTCTTGCTTCTATTAAAGTCTTTAGTTTAATCATACTTGTCTTTCTACAAGACTCAATTTACTCAATCTTGCGTAATGAGTGTTTACAATTATTGAAAGAGATTTATCAGAAATACCTCCAAGAAATTGTTCTTGAACTACATTATCAATCTCATGATATCGTTTATTAAATTCTACGATATCACCAACCTCCGGATACAAATTGACAAGTTTCAAGTTATCTTCTCTAAATTTGAATACAACAGTTTGATTTCTGTCTGGACCAAATTCATCAAAGTTAGTATCAATATCAGCGCGGTCAATAAGACAGGTGCATTCAACTCCGGGATAAAATACTTTACCAGATTTTGGGTCTGATTCACCATAAATATTGATTCTGGTTTGGTCTGCACAAATCTTATAGATAAAGACTTCTGTTTGAATGATATCGCCCATCAACTCTGCATTTATGGAGTTGATGAACTTTACATCCCTATCTGAAAAATATCTTCCTAGTTTTCCCATAAAATTATCGGTCAAAGTCTCTATCATCATCCCTATCTTCGTCATAATCTGGCTCAGCATCAAAATCAATGGAATTCAATATTTTATCTTCTATATCAGATTGATTTTTGTTCACATACTGTTCTACATAGACTCGCAAAGGTAATAGTTGTTCTGGTGTCAATTTGGCTACATCCCACTCTACTTCTTGTCCCCTTTCATCTGTGACTTTCATTGAAACAGGATATTGTTCAATAATATCTACCGATGCTCCCTCTCCCGGATAACAATTCTCAGGCGGTCCATAAGTTTTTCCCTCACAACCACCATCAGCTTCATATCCAATGGTTATATTGATTAATACATAATCACCCATATTTACAATGCCCGGAATTGCTAAGTCATCTACTTCAATTTCGTAGTCTTCGTATTCACCACTAGCACCACTTTGTCTTTTACGAATTTCTTGTACAATTTCTTTTATTAGTGATTTTTTTCTTTTCATATTATCCTATGTAAATGAATAATGGAACCCGTTTCAATGTTTCCATCATTTGTTCTGATTGTAAGGCTTGATTTTCCATTTGTTGTTTTTGACTTGTAGCTAGAAGCGATTCTCTGAGTTGTGTAATCAAATCGGTTTTTTCTTGTTGGGCTTCGCTTCTTAATTCTGCACCATCCAAAGTAACATCACCACCCGGGATAGGAAGAGTTTGATACTTTTGACGAATAGCACCAAGAAGTTCCTTACATACAGCCAAGAAATATTTACGAATCCATTGCCTACCAACAGAGTTTAATGTATTGTAAACAACGTTATTATAGGGAATGTTAGCATAGTCAGCAACGTAACTACCTGTGTAGTGTGGGTCGCCGCCTGAGTTCAATGAACCACTTAATCTATCTTCCCTCAACATATAGTCAAAATAAACATTAAATCCATACGTTGGAATTGGAAACAATTTCAATTTGTTATTTACCAACTCAAATGAATATGCGCTTTTACGAACCATGTCATTAAACTCAATTGCTTGCATACGAAGCAAATCTTCAAAAATCGGAGTCATGAGAAATTGAACCGCAGGAGAATATGCACCAAATCCTAATTCATTCAATACATTTGAATAACTCATACCCGTCATAGAAAAGGGGTCATAGACACGGGCGGAAGCAGGAGCCCGTTCATGGAATATCCTCATTACTTCAATTCTATTACAATTTTCCACTTTATCCCCCCACAAAGCTTGTAAATCATACGTTTGTTGATGAGGATACGTCGTAATGAAACCTTTTTTCCAATCTGCATATCCACCAACACCAACTTCTCTACCATATCCCTTGGCAAGTTCTATTATGTATGGTAGTGTAGTTCCGGTTACGGCTTTACCTGTAAGATTTCCCAATGCTGTAACTTTTTGTCCTTGAAATACTTGAAGGTAATTTTGAATATTCATCTGATTGACTTGAGCTGAATATTCATTTACCGATTCTTCATAGGCAGCATAGAAATTTACATCTAAAAGTTCAATGTCAATGACAGGATACCCAAGTCTGTATGCAGCCCAAATGGCCGCCGCTTGTGCATCGGCCTGAAACATGAAATCGTTGTCGTAAAAGCCGAATGGCGTTTTACCTACCACCGACGAACCGCTGCCGGGCCATCTTACACGGTCTTGGTCAACTAAAGTAGTTGGATTGGTTATTGGTTGTGTTACGTCGCTCATAAAAATCACATGTATCTATCTGAATAAATATAGAAACTGATAGTGTTTATGCTTATATTTATGTCCATGATTAGCCTTAAAAGAATTATAAATGAAATTATGGAAGCATTACCTCCGATACCTCCTGCACCGCCGGCTATAATACAACAAGTTCCTTCCGTCAACACAAATGCTATTGCCGATGCTATTTATGTGGCAGAAGGCGGTAAGAAAACAAGGTTTCCATACGGAATATCTTTGAAAAAGTCAGGAATTCAAACGGCAGATGAAGCCGACGCTAGAAAAATTTGTCTAAATACGATATCACACGCACTTAATGATTGGAGGGTTAGTGGTTCAAAAGGAAACTTCATAGATTTTTTATCACTGAGGTATTGTCATGAAAATCATAAGAACTGGGCAAAAATGGTAAAATCCATCATGATAAAACAGAAAAAAGAAAAAGAAGCCAAGAAGTAATATGTTAAAGGAAACCGAAAAAAAGATAAAACTCGGACTTAAGAAATTACAAGCCATCACAGGATTTGTAAACGATTCTTTTGATATAATAGCATCCGATGAACTTTCTCGTCACGATGATGTTTTGAGTCGTGGTCAGGGTTATGGTATTACTGCCAATGATAATAGATGGCGTTATCATTATGACGATGAGATTGTAAGATGGTGGGAACTCATCCCATCTGAAAAACAGAGATTTGTAGTTGAAGAATTCCTAAAATACCAGTATAATGTTAAGGTGAAACGCCATGTTTTATACGGACAGTCACAACCGGAAGACTTTGGCGGAAACAAACTTATGGAAGAAATTAAACAGTTGATTAAAGAAGGCGTCAAAGAAAAAGCGTTGGAAGACTTTATCAGTAAGACTATTCGGGGAACTGAATGGCACGGTAAGGTATTCATCGCCGGTGGATATGTCCGTGATGAGTTCATGGGCAAAGACCCAAAAGACCTTGACTTGTTGGTAAACGCTCCAAATGGCGGAATCGAATTTGCCAAGTGGATTACCAAAAAAGTAGGAGCTTACAGAGGCGGGGCTAACGAAGAAGACCCCGGCTCTAATCCTGTAATCTTCCCAAGATTTGGCACAGCGAAGTTTAATCTTCGTGGTGTTGTTCACAATGGTATTGACTTATCCGATATGGATATTGAGTCTGTAATGCCACGTAAAGAGGAATACACAGCAGGTTCAAGAAAGCCTACCGTAACAGGTGGAGAATTGAAAGATGACGTTGAACGTAGAGACTTTACCGTTAATAGTCTATTGAAAGACTTATCAACGGGAGAAATCCTAGACCTTACAGGAATGGGCAAGGCTGACATTCAAGCTGGAATCGTCAGAACCCCTCTCAATCCTGACAAAATTTTCACGGATGACCCACTTCGTATGTTGCGAGCAATTCGATTTGCTGTCAAATACAATTGGAAACTTCCAATGTTTATGTTGAGGGGATTGAAGAAGAATGCTAATCAACTTCCAAACATTTCTCAGGAAAGAATTCGTGATGAATTGAATAAGATGTTGGTTACAGGCCATCCATCAAAGGCAATCAAAATGATGAAGGTTACAGGTTTGTTACCATTTGTCATTCCAGAACTTTTGCCTGCCGTCAAGATGGTTCAGAACAAATATCACAAAGCTGATGTGTTTCAACACACTCTTGATGTTCTTGGTAAAACCGAACCTGTATTGGTTCAACGTTTGATGGGATTGTTTCATGATATCGGCAAGACGGTTACACGTTCTGTTGAACCTGAGACAGGCGGCGTTCATTTCTACGGTCATGAAATGGAAGGTGAGAAAATGGTTGAAGAAATCATGGCTCGTCTAAAATACCCAAGAGAATTGATTGACGCCGTTAAGTTGGGCGTTCGTAACCATATGCGTCTAAAGCAGGCAGGTGATGTTGGAATTAAACTAAAAGACAAGACTCTGTTGAAGTTTCGTAATGAAATGGGCGAACAGTTGGAAAACGTCTTGAACTTGATGCATGCTGATAACATTGCTCACGCCGAAGCGTCATCTATGCCACATCAGATTGCTGGTATTCGTAAACGTTTGGAGACATTGAAAGATGTTCCTACCAAACCGAAGATGCCTATTTCTGGCTTTGACCTACAAAAAATGGGATTGAAACCCGGACCACTGTTCAAGGAAATCATTACTGCGGTTACTGATGCTTGGTATGAAAATCCCGGATTAACAAGAGAAGAAGCTTTGGACATTGCTAAAAAAGTAGCAAATATATCATGATTAATCTCAAATCCATAGTTTTAGAAAATACTCGTATCAATACCTTTAAAAAGGAATTGACCGACCTTATTAAACGGTGGCGTAAATCGCCGGAAGGTGGGTATGATAAAAAACATCTGATGGATTTAATCAAACTAGCTTTAATAGAAATAGAAAAAGAAAAACACAAATCTCCATCACAAAGAGAATACGAACAAGACAAAGAAGAGTTCTTTAATCATCACTACACAGGATTTATTGGGTCTGATGCGTATAAGAATTATGAGAAGGAAGGTGGATTGTCTTGGTTGGGAAGTAAATCTAAATACCCAAAACTTTTAGATAGGGGAACATACGGAAATTATGAAGTTGAGTTTAGACAAACAGGAGAAAAAAACCAATATACTCAACACGATGCTAATGGTGAAATCGTTCGATACCCAAATGGAGATATAGGATACATGACTCCGGACGAAATTAAAAAAGCAAACCTGCCAGAATATAATACTAGCATTGTAGCTTTTGTTGGTGATAAACCAATTGGTTTTGCTGGTGATGAGTTTGGAGCTGTTGGAGTGTGGGTTGAAGGTCCATATCAAAAATTGGGAATAGGCACAGATTTGTTGGATAAACATATTGAACAAAGACCAACGGTAAAAAGTGGCAGGGGAAAAATAGGTCAGATGACTAATAAAGGTATTTCCATGACCAAAAAATATTACGATTTGATGGCAAAAAGACATGGAGTAAATTGGTTTCAAAAACTAAAACAAAAACAACAAAATATAAAGGAAAGTTTTGAAGACCGAACGCCACTCCAAATTGATACGGAGAAGTTTAGGAAATCCTTAATTCAAAAATATCCACAGTTGGAGGATTTGTATTTTTACATTTCTGCTGACCGTTCATTATATCTAAGTTCTATTAGAGTTAAATTAGAAGACCGACATATGGGAGTCGGAGGGTCAGTAATAAGAGACATTAAGAAATTTGCAGATGACAGAGATTTAGTCATTACTTTATCACCAGAAGCAAAAAGAGGTTATACAAAAAAGTTGGATAGATTTTACAAAGATTTGGGATTTGTGAATAATAAAGGAAGAAAAAAAGATTATAGCCTTGGTGGTTTTTCCGGTCGTATAATGTATAGAAGACCTAAAATAAACGAATCATTCAAACTTGCTCCTAACGTTGACAGTCAATCTGAGATATTAGCTAAATTTATCGCATCGTTCTTTTTGAAATATTTTGAAACGAGAGTGCAAAACTCCAAGACAAAAACTGACCATGCGATTGTAAAATATAATGAGTATTACAAGTTAGCTAAACAATATAGAGATGAAGGAAAGAAATTATTCAAAACTATGAGATGTGAAGAAGATACCAATTGGGGTCAGGCTTCTCTACGAGTATATCCAACGTCTGGTGTAGATGGAAAATTTATAATGCCTGATGTAATTTTGAAAATTACAAATGGATATACAACATCAAATGGTGGATATGTGGTCCATTCAAAATCTCCACAAGATATTTACATTTTGGTCAATAGACACAGTTTTATACATTCATTTAAGAAATCTACAGAAGAATTAACGGATACAATAAAACATGAAATTAGACACGTACAACAATTTAGTGATAATATTGGATTTCCTAAAACTAAAGTATTAAGTAAGACGGCGGATGTTTTGGGATTTAGAAATATTCATGGATATAATGCTAGAGAAAGGCATCATATGCGTGATGTTGAATTTAAGACCAATCTTTACAGTTATAAATTTCACATTGAAAAGTTTTTGAATCGAAGTTTTCCATACAAACAATGGAAGGAAAAATTCAATGATATAGTTACAGGTAAACCAATTTACACAGGCATTGATACTTTGGAAACTATCATTGATAATTTAGAACACATGAAAAATAAAGACTTCCCACGGTGGAAATTATTCACCAAGGAATTATACAAACTAATTTTTCCAAATGGATAAACTAATAAACATACTATTTGAGAGTTTAGAGGATAGAGAGAAAAATATCCAAAAATGGCTCGATAATTTAATAGATAATGCGCCCGGTAAAGATAGGGGTGAGAAACTTCAATATCTGTGGGATAAAGACCCACGGTGGGGTAAAGTTGTTAAGGCTTTGCGTAATTTCAATAGATACAAGCCACCACATCCAGAAGCTTACAAGGCAAAATTTCAAGCCGACCATTACTATGTTCGATTTGGCGACATTCCAAAAAGTGGTAAATCTTCAAATCATGTAACCGGTGGATTTGAAAAAGGAATAAGTGCGTATCCTGTGAAGTGGAATACTAAACGTGGTATGTGGGAATTGGATACAAGTCAGTTAAGTGATATAGGATTGAATACTTTGGATAGTTTGATAGGAGACTTTTTTGATAAAAAAGGAAGACCCATTTATTTGATACAAGGTCAATCGTTGGAAGATTTGGGTATTCATGATGATGAACCACTTTTGGACTTGAATAAAATCAAAGTCATCAAAAAATTGAATCCAGAAGAAATTTGGATTGAACATTATGGAGGCAATGATTGGGGTAACATTGATGAAGTAGTTGGTAAGGTGTTTCTAAGAGAAAATATTGAGTTTGATAAAGGAGACACAGTAATGAGGATACAAACACCAAAGGGTGAGTATCGTGTCAGAGTTTTTAAGTTTGTAAGGGATGGGATTGTCAAATACAACTATGATATCAACTCTCCACCCGACCATTATGCAGACTATCATGGCAAAAAGATTGGTGTAGGTGGAACGGTTCATTTGGGGCCAGCTAGCACAAACGCAGAACAGATATATGCTGCGTTAGCAGAACAGTTGAAAAAACTAGGCCTTCCTTATACTCAGGCCTTGAAATTGAAGGTGGTTGATACCAATACTCCTGAGAATAAGGCGTTCTTGGATAAATTGGGCACTGTAATAGATGATTTCAAGAAAGAAATGCAAAAGCCAGAAAACCAACCGAAACCATTTGGCGCTGGCCCACCAGAATACAGTCAATGGATTCGTGGTGAAGATATTAAGAATGGTAGAGTAAAATGGGTAATAGAGAACTATGGCGACTTCTGGATAGTCATTAAATGGTCGGCGTCTCCAAGAGAAACCATGAAAGCTAGTGAGTTTTTGAAGAATTACGAACAAATTATATCTGGTAAGAAAGCGAAGGGTGACTATGCTATGGAAGTATTTATAAGAAACGAACCATTCAGAGGAATATGATGATTAACTTAAAAAAAATGTTGACTGAAAATAGAGACGTATCGGCACGTAAGGGGTGTTTGATGGCCATGTTATCAGAAGAAGATACGGCCAAAATTCTTAAATTCAGTAAACAATTGATTAACGATGAAGACCTGTATCTTGAAGGTAATGAATATGGTAGAGAAATGGAATCTCATGTTACTATTCGTTATGGATTTTTAAAAGATTTGAATGAACTTGATATACGTCAATTGATTCAAGGACAAAAACCATTCATGATGGAAATTTTTGGGTTGGATAAATTTGCACCACATCCAAGTTATGATGTGGCTGTATTTAAAGTAAACAGTCCTGTATTGAAAAAATTAAACGAATTATCAGGAGCCCATCTGAATGAAAGTGATTATCCTGATTATATTCCACATCTTACTTTGGCTTATGTTAAAAAAGGAAAATTCAATCGTCTTAAAGAAGGGTTGAGATTAAATGTTCCTATTAAGCGGTTGTGTTATTCACCTATTAGTGGTGGTAAATCATATTTTGATTTGACCGAAGGTAATATCCATCACGACATAGATGGTAAAATTGCACGACTTGAACAAGAGTGGGATAGATTGGACTCTACGGGTACAGGCACAGCTAGACAACAACAGATTCAACAGGAATTAGGAATGCTTAGAGCCGAAAAAGAAAAACAACCATTATCCCCAAGCGACCCTAAATCTAAAGAACTTTGGTCAAAAGTAAAAAAATCCACGTCATGATTAAATTAAAGTCATTACTTAAAGAAATAGAATATCCTCTTGCTGGAAAAGAAGACCTTCAATCCTATGGTGGTAATGAAGGTTGGAAAGGAAAGGTTGTGTGGATGACTCCTGATAAATTTTTAAGTCTAGTCCATCCTCTTCCTGACAGTGAAAATGATGATGAATCCATGAAAAATTTGGAACATAGAATGAGAAATGGTCTTCCTCTTGATTTTTTAGTATTGACGGTTGATGTGGCAAAAAAGAAAGTTACTGGTCACGAAGGAAGACACCGAGCAACCGTTGCCAAAAAACTTGGTATTGAAAAAGTTCCTGTATTGATATTTACTGGTAGTATGTTTAAGAGAGTTCCAAAGTGGAGTCCAGAAGACCATGAGATGATAGATAAATCAGAATTTAAACCTGAATATGATAAAACTTAAAGAAATTATTGAATCGTTTAATGAACCGATACCGCCTGTTTTGTATCATGCAACGTTTAACGCTCTGGTTCCTAGCATCCAAAAACACGGTCTTATTCCTCATGGAACTACTATTAGAAATTTTGATGGTGCGGAGTGGGGAGTGTATTTAAGCGATAATGAATCTTTTGCGGGAAGTATGGTTCAAGCGGGAACAGAAAATGAAGATATTCCAGATGAATGGTTGGATGAAGTAGTAATTTGTGTTATTGACACAGGAAAATTTGATACATCAAATCTTGATAAAGACCCACATGTTAATATGTCGGCAGTAGAAGATGAAGAGTTACCAAAATCATATATCTACAAAGGAACAATCCCAGCATCAGCAATAACAGAAATAAAGGACTTCGTAGAATAATCGAAGATATTTATACCTATAATGAAATTAAAGACCTTAATCAAAATCAATGAGTGGATTAGTCACGGCCCGGCGGTCAATGGTAATCCTGACTCCAAACTCCGTCCTATGCCCGGAGGATGGAATGATGATTCACCAAATTGGGATGGTATTGTTGAGGGTAAAGACTGGTTTTGTTACATGGAAGGTAATGATTGGCAAACTAAACGTTCTGGCGCCACGGTTTATATCAACGAAGATGATAAACCCCACAAGATTTGGATTAAAATAAAGACGCATAATCTTCGTAAACCCAACGATACCAATGAGTCTTACAAGGAAAGAGTCCGTAAACACACAAATAAAGTGGCTAGAACGTGGATGACTGCAGCAAAGAAAATCCATAACAATCCAGATATCAATGAAGCGGGTAATCCTGTCCCTATAACGTGGAAACAAGCCTTTCGTGAGTCTTTGAAGGATGCAAAGCTTAAAGCGCATCTGGCCGACTGTGGCGAACAAGAAACATCATCTTTGGCAGACCCAGTGAATTTTACACCAAGACTTCAAGAATCCATGCCATACAAAAAAGTTAGTTATTCTGCTGTAGTTTTAGATGATGTTGACCAAAAGAAGCTTTTAGAATTTTTCAAGGATAAAATGGATTCAAATTGGAAAGAATTTGCCCATCACATGACTATTAAAATGGGCGAACTTCCACAAGATAAAAAACAAGATATTGGTAAGAAAGTTCAATTAACCGCTTACGAGTTTGGTAAGTCTGATAAAGCTGTCGCTGTAAAAGTAAGAGGGTATTGGACAACCAACGAAGTTGCTCATATCACATTATCAGTAAATACTGCCGACGGCGGCAAACCTGTAGATTCCAATAAAATTGAAAACTGGGAACCACTTCCAAATACAATTCCTCTAAGTGGAACGGTTACTGAAATTCCTTTCAAATAACTCACTTCTTATAGAGCATCAATTGCTGCTGCTAGAATTGTGTATGTTCCGACTGAACATGTAGCAGATACATTAATAAACCAGTTAGCGGTTGTAACTACAGCGGCAGTAGTTGGTGCGGCAACAAGAGTTCCCAATCCCAAAGCACCAGCATGGGCTTGTGCTTCTGCGCAAACTAATCCCGACGCACCGATAGCTCTTACATATAATAGACCATCAAATCCAGCCCTTGCATTAGCTACCTGAGCCGCACTTGTTGTATTAATCCAAGCTTGATTGTCAGCGGTTGTTCCGTTAGCACCAACACGAACACGGAAAATCAATGTACCGGTGGATGAAGAGAAGCCAATTACTCTGATACGATAGTATTGACCGACCCTAACAGAGTTGGCTGGTACACGATAATTGAACAACAACACTTCACTTGCACCTGACGTTGCCGACCCCGTTGTAGGTAGTGATCTAACTGAGACGCCTGATGATTCATCACCTATATTATCAGATATAATTACGCTGCCGGTCATTACACCAAAGTTAATGAATGGAGGAATGACGTTCGCCGATAAATTGTTGTGAGCAACTTTAAGGTTCATGCTACCTGATGAATCTGGAACAAGAATGGCATGTCTTTGAGTATTGGTTGCCGTGCCGGCTTGACCAATTCTGTTGCCTGTAAGCATTATACTACCGGTCACATTTTTGTCAATTTCGAAGGCACTCCATTGGCTGGAACTTTGTTGTGAGTTACCAGCAATTGTACAATCGTGAAAACCAATGTTTCCTGTAGAACCACTGTTAGAAATGTAAACACCCTGACGGTAGTTATTCAATACTCTACAACCGATGAATTTGTAATCATCAATGATTGGACTATTAATACCACCAGCATTGGCATCACCAGAAATGGTTATACCTGAACCTGACAAAGTTCCAGCAAACCAAGAATTGACAAACACACCACTACGAACTCTTGCGCTACCTGATGCGACAGGATTGATAAAGAGAGAATTTGATATACAAGAGTCAAACAAAGTGTGGTCACAGAACACATAAGTAACATCCTGTGAAGATGATGGATTCATATACAATCCATACTGGGCCGATGTTATGTTATTTCTGAGAATGGATGTATGGCCGGTTTGAATTAATTGAATACCCGCCAATGGAATAGCTGTAACTGGATTTGACGTTACAACGTCAGTGATGTAAGTATCTCCCGCTAATCCGTTGTTAACAAGAATACCAACACCTGTTTGTCTGTATCCAGAACTCAAAACTCCGTTATCAATTTTTACCTTAATACTGGAACCTGTAACTCTAATACCTTCAAAGTAATTTGTAATATTGAAGTTCTGAATGAGAACATCATCAGCATTGGTTAGATTAATTGTCGCACCAGAACTTCTTGTGGTAGGACAAATCAATGACATATTCATCACACCCACGGAAGCAACACTGATAGCAATACTACCAAATTGTAGAACATCACCCGTAACGTGTTGTGGATAAAGAGCCGTCCCACCTACACCAGCACCAACCAAAAATACGTTGTTACCGGAACATGAAATTGGAGCAGTTGTTAGATAAACACCACCCGGAAAGAACAAATCCACGCCTCTGTTGCCGACACCAGAAGTCCAAGAAGCAGACAACGCCCTCTGAATAGCAGCAGTATCATCAGTAGTTCCATCGCCTGTAGCACCAAACGTTCTTACGTTTAGACCTGTTCTTACGGGACCTGTAAATGTTGAGGCACTTAATGTTGAAGTTAATAATCTGTTGATACTTGGATTATAGACCAACTGACCATCATCTATGATTAGATTTTGACTTCCTGAATTGATAGTAAATACCAAAGGATAATTTCTATCATCGGTTATACTCGAACTTACATTCATCAAAGCTGCCAATGAAGAACTGTGTGATGAACTTGCAAATGATGCGCTCAAAGCTACGAATGAAGCAGAGGACCATGAACCACTTGTAGTGAAAAATGAAGCACTGGCAAACGAAGCAGAAGTTGCAACAAAAGAAGCACTAGCAAATGAGGCAGATACAGCTACAAATGAAGTGGAAGCAAATGAAGCAGACGTGGCAACAAACGACGCACTGGCAAACGAAGCAGAAGTTGCACTGATTGAACGACTAGCGAACGATGCTGAGGTAGCCCAAAATGATTCTGATGCCCAAGACGATGATACAGCGTAATCACTTGGGATTGGTGGCGCCCATGAGGCTGAAATTGACTGACTGGCAAATGAGGCACTCGTAGCCACAAAAGATGCACTTGACCAAGAAGCAGAAGTTGCAGCCGTAGCCGTTGTCGCCGTGGTTGCCAAGAAAGCATTTACAGCCGATGAAGCAGTTAGAGCATAACTTGCACTTATTGACTGTGAAGCAAATGATGCGCTTGTTGCTACAAACGATGCGCTTGCCCAAGAAGCCGATGTAACAGATGCGGCAGTTGTAGCTGTGAGAGCATAACTTGCACTAATTGATTGAGAAGCAAATGAAGCACTGGTAGCTACAAAAGAAGCAGATGACCAAGATGCTGATGTTGCAGTGGTGGCTGTAGTTGCTGTCGTTGCCAAGAAAGCATTAACTGCTGACGAAGCCGTTAATGAATAACTTGATGAAATTGACGCAGAGGCAAACGATGAACTCAAAGAAACAAATGATGCACTTGAGAACGACGCTGATGTAGCAACAAATGAAGCAGATGACCAAGATGCGGATGTTGCCGAAGTAGCAGATGTGGCAGATGTTGCCAAGAAAGCGTTTACGGCTGATGAAGCTGTGAGAGCATAGCTTGCACTAATTGATTGTGAAGCAAATGAAGCACTTGTCGCCACAAATGACGCCGATGACCACGAAGCACTATTTACTGTTACCGTCTGGTCAGGTGCCCAAGAAGCCGATATAGCAAAACTTGATGAGATTGCTTGGCTGGATGTTGTGTTACTACCAGCAATAATAAATGATGCTGAAATTTGTGTTAATTGTCTTCCGTCGCCAACAAATGAGCCTGTAACTCTTGTTGCTTGTGTAAAATCAACAATGATTCCCGGCCCAGCACGCAATGATGCGGATACTTCCACATCTTGGAAGCTGCTCGAATTAACTAAAAAGATTTCGTCTGCCATAAATTATGAGTAGAACTCTCCACCAGTTATTGCCTGCCAAAATACAAAGTTAGTAAACGCTGTATTATTGTTAGCATTGATTACAAAGCTTCCACTTACTTTGGATTGAATTGTATAAGTTCTTGAACTTTCACCCGTCACCGTCACGCTATAATTATTGTCAGGGAAAGCTTTTGTGAATGTAATCGTAATTGTTTTTGGACTACCAGCAAACGCTGAACCTGAGGCAATACCCGATTTAATCGAAGGCATACCCAAAGCAAAACTAGCCGTGACAGCAAAACTAGCAGTTGTAGTGAATGATGAACTAATTGAATTTGATGCAAACGAAGCTGAGGTAGCCCAGAATGACTCAGAGGCCCACGAAGCACTCGTTGCGGTAAATGACCTACTGGCAAATGATGAACTTACCGATACAAAAGAACTTGAGGCAAACGAAGCACTCGTAGCTACAAACGAAGCACTCGACCAACTTGCACTAATTTGTTCAACTTGTGGTGCAAAACTTGCAGAAATAGACCTGCTAGCGAATGACGCCGATGTGGCGACAAATGAAGCAGAAGCCCACGAAGCACTCACCGGCACTGGTGCCCAAGAGGCACTTATTGACTGACTGGCAAATGATGCAGACGTGGCAACGAATGAAGCAGAAGCCCATGATGCACTTATTTGTTCAACTTGTGGTGCGTATGAAGCACTGATTGACCTTGAAGCAAATGAAGCCGACGTGGCAACAAACGACGATGAAGCCCAACTTGCACTAATCTGTTCTGTCTGAGTAAATGGTGCGTAACTAGCACTAATAGATTGTGAAGCAAATGAAGCCGACGTGGCAACAAATGACTCACTTGCAAAAGAGGAACTTGTGGCCCAGAACGATTCTGATGCCCACGATGCGCTTGTGGCAGTAAATGACCTACTTGCAAATGATGAAGAAACTGAAACAATTGAGTTTCTAGCATTACTAGCAGTTCCAAAGAATGAACCAGAAAGATAGAAACCTGTCTTATCAGCATAATTTGTGCTGGCCGTATTGTTGAATGTAAATAGGAGTTTTTTGTCACCAAGTAATCCCAACCACATATCTCCACCATCTACTTCAACGTATCCGTCTAATGGTTTTAACCAAGGCCAAGAGACACTAGCATATCCACTATTAGCAACACCAACATCAAGATAATTGGAGTTTTGAGTCCCAACGTCGGCCGTAGCACAAAAATCAGTAGAGGCATCAGAACCACTACTCAAGTTCTGATTGTAAATCTGTGAGTAATTATTAACATTTGAATAAGCACCAATGGTGTTTACCGATGATGTATTTTTCTGATATACCAACAATGCTTCTGGGTCTGTTGGATTTGGTGAACCTGAGTTAATCAAAACATACTGGTCACCGTAAACCTGAACACTGCCTGTTAAAGTCAATGTCTGGTCATTCTTCCAGTAAGGAACATGACCCGGAGTTGCCCCGCCGAATACAGGCTTGATATTTCTCATAAATACACCTGTGCCCGTGCCCGTGTATTCTGCTGCTGTTAAGTGTCTGTGTTCTCCGCCTTGCCCACCTTGTAGTCCCGTCAAACTTTCGTGGTCAGTAACTACGGATGGAATGAAAATATTTGAAAATGCTGACTCAATGACCACAGAACTATATGAACCACTCTGGACAACAAATCTACCAACCAATAGTCCAACATCTCTAATGGTTGATGGAAGATTTGCTGGTGGTTGAGCATTATTTGAGGCTTCTAATTCGGTGGCGAATTGAGCATTACTCATTACAATAGCAGATTCATCATTCGTGCCCATCAAACGATAGACAAAGTTTACCGACCAAGAATTAGGAGCGCAGGTTATCAATGATGAACTTCCCGCTCCACTATCATAAACACCATTCAAGTAAATACTTGATGTGTGTTGGTGCCAACCACTTCCTGATGTGTGGAAAATGTATGTGTAATATCCCGGTATGTAGGTATCAAAAGTTGGAACTACGTGTGAATTTGGTCCATACCAAACCGTTCCTTCGGTAATACCAAAATATCCTACCGAACCTGTGGTGTATAAAGTTAAACCATTTTGTCTCTGATAACCGTAAAGAAGAATGTCTTTATTATCGGTTCTATTTGCTAAAGCAAGACCAACAATACCAACATTAAAGATCTGAACATCCCACGATGAAGTCGTCTCTTGATAAATGTCCAAGGTAGCCACACGAACAATATTAATACCGGTAGCGTAAGATGGGTCGGTTGTAAGAGTGTATTTGGCATTAATACTTCCGGTTCTTTCTGAAACGATGTAGTTTGTTGAACCTGTAACCAATGATAACGTTGTAGCTGATAGTGGATAACCTTTTACAAGACCATATCCAGTAGCGTCATCAAATAAATTGACGCTACCCGTTGAAACGCCGACTGTTCCATTTAGTAAATTGGTGACAAAAATATCGGAGGTTATACCAGCATAAGCATTTGGAGGCGACGGATTTATTACAGTATGAACTATAAGTGAACCATTTATACCATCTACTTGACAGTAACCAATCTCAACTGATTCATATGGCTGTCCCGGCTCTACATTGGTAAATCCTCCCGGCACCGTTGTAGAGAGCCACACTCTATCTCCAATATTAAATCCGGTCATATTCACATTATGTGATACACCAACTTGGAGAACATATCCTGTAGAACCTGATGGAATTGCATGTCTAATAACTCCCACTACTTCACTGCGAATTCCTGTGCCGTCAGAAATTGCTGGATAAACATCCGGGTCTTGTCCATTAGTTGAGCCTGATAGATAAACCGCGGTCAATGCGTTCAAAGACGAAGTGAATGGGTTGTGAACTCTCCAAATTACTTCTTTACCGATGTGAAGTTTGAAATTCTGGTCCGTGTAATAAACCCAGTTAGAATAATCCTTGTCATAAAACATTCTACCTTCCTTGTAAGGAGGATTGTAAGGAACGGTTGGAATGTTGTAGGGTTCAATATATGATGGATTTGTTGAACTTGATACCACATATAAAGTAGCACCCGGAATTATGTAACTGGCAGAATTTGCATTTGATGAACTAATAGAACGGTCTGAATTTTTTGCATATGATGCCGTTCCGTAGAATGAACCAGAAACACTGACACCACCTTCTTCCACAACCAATGACATGCTTGGATAAACGTGGTTTCCAATACCCATACGAATAGCATAGCCTGACCCCGATTCATCCGTACCAATCCATAAATCACCATCATGATTGATTAGGTAAGAGTCATTTGGTTGTTCGTCGTTTCCATTAGAACCACTATTCCATCCCGACGAATTGATGCCCACGTCAACATAACTACTACTCTCCGAAGCATTATCAGCTTCTGCTACCATATCACTTGAAGCAGCGGTACCAGCGTTGATATTTCTTACGGCAGTTTGAACATAATCATTTGCGTCACCGAAAGAACGTATGACGTTGACATTATTTACATCAACCTGATTTACAGTCAATGATGGTTTATCAGATAGAGAATAAATATTACCATTGATATAATGGTAAATATCATTTTCTACACTAATACCACTTGTGTCAGTTAATTTACCATTGAACCACGTCGGAAAATAAAAATTCGTTGCGGTTTTACTTTGATAATCGTTAGTGTAAGAAGCGGTTGTAGAAAATGATGAACTAATTGAAGCCGAAGCCCAACTTGCACTATTTACACTAACAGTTTGGTCAGGTGCCCATGAAGCTGATACAGCATTTGATGCCCACGAAGCTGTTCCTATAAGATTTCCAATTACATTTGGAACAGTAAGGTCGCCAGTCATCGTATCTCCCGATTTCAATACGAAGTTGGAAGATGGAATAGGAACAGTAATACCAGCAGCAGTGGTGCCTTCAACTAAACAATGGACATTTGGAGTACTTGCTCCATTGATAATTTTGATTTTTCCAACTATTCTATCAGTTAAGTTGGTTTCCAAACTGCTTGTCAAAACAACTGGAATAATGTAGTTTGCGTTTACATCTGTGGTAAGTGTAATTGGAGAAGAAACTACATATTCAGTTTCAACACTGGCACTTCTAATATACATTTCCACCTGAAAAGTGTTAGCAGCATGACCACCCACACGATACATGTGAATGTGAAAATTGGTAGTTCCTCTTGCTAATGAAACAACATTTATTGCTGGAGTTATAAACTCATAAATATATTGTGATGCTGAAGCATTTAATACAATCAAATCTGTTTGTGATGAACTAACAGGTGTGGTCAATGGCAAAGCATTATGATATCCAACAATATCAGCACTTGATGAACGAAAATAAAAGTCAAATCCTGCCGGAGTCAAACTATCAACATATCTCTTTGTGGCTACATCATCTTCGTGTAGTGGGTCAACAGTTTCAATATGACTTGCAGAAATGTATGAGGCGGTGATACTGTTTACAGATATGTCTTGTTGTTGTGGTGCCCAACTGGCACTCAAAGCAAATTCGGAATAACTGGCTGAAATAGATGAACTAGCCCAACTTGCACTATTTACACTAACAGTTTGGTCTGGTGCCCACGAAGCTGATACAGCATTTGATGCCCAAGAAGCGGTTCCTGTAAGGTCGCCAGTAATACCACCGAGCACCGTTAAGGAGCCAGTGATTTGTGCGGAGCCGGGGCTAATCAGCCCATTTTTTATAATGAATTCGTATGCCATATCATCCCTTCAATATCCGGTAATGATTCTATCTGTCTGTTATGTTTATAAGTATCGACCTAATGCTCTAATATTCCAAGGAATCGTGCTTGAAACGGTAGCAATCAATTGGAGTAAACTTCCTGTCAGTGATATAGACATACTTACTTGTGAAGTATTTCCAATGTCTGTATTACTTGTTTCAGCAAATGTTATTGAACTATTTACCCACGAACCGAAAATTGTTCCTGCTCGTATATTACTTCCACTTGTCACAGCGTAATCAAAAAACGCTGCGATATATGAACCTGTAGAAATGGATACCACAACATTTGAACCAGTTCCTACAGATAAAGATGTGTTGTTAAAATTCCAACCTGCCAAACTACTAGCTGTCAATGCTAAACTAGCAGAAATGGATTGTGAAGCAAAAGATGCTGACGTAGCCACAAAGGAGGCACTAGCCCACGAAGAACTGATTTGTTCAACTTGTGGATATAAATTAGGAACGTAACTTGCACTAATCGACTGACTAGCAAAAGAAGCCGACGTAATAAACGTCAATGATTGAGTAATGTTACTATAAATGAATACAGAACACGTATCAGCAAAAGACGATGAAAGTGAATATGAAGAACTAATGGATTTAGATGCCCACGATGCTGATGTTGCAAACAACGAAGCACTTGACCAACTTGCACTCTCTGGTACAGGAGCCCAGCTAGAACTTATTGACCAACTAGCTGTTACCGGATAAGTGGCACCCTCAACAATGGAGTTTTTATTAATAACAAATAATGTACATACTTGATTATTAAGAGGTAATCCTCCCGGCGCAGATGAAAGATGAATGACAGGAACGGTAAACCAAGCACCATTATCTGTTAGACCCGAACTAACTTGGAATATGGATGCCTTGGTGGCATCCGATTTTTGTTGAATATAAAGTTGATAACTTCCACTTTTTAATGAGTCAACAATGCCAGTAATATCCAATCCATTATTAGTTGTGTCAGAAATAAAAACGTTGGTTATAGATTGAGACGCTGCATTATTGTATCTAAATTTTCCACTACCGGGGTCGCCTGAGGTTGTATTAGTACTGAATTTAAATTCAAATGCCAATACTAAATTATCAAATGATGCTGGATTTACATAAGATGCCGAATCAGCATTTAAAGCTGTTTGAGCAAAACTAGCAGAAATGGATTGTGAAGCAAAAGATGCTGACGTAGCCCAAAACGATTCAGATGCCCACGATGAAGACACCGAATTTCCTGTACCCGGTGCCCAAGATGCACTAACAGCAAAACTTGAACTAATTGATTGTGAGGCAAACGATGCAGATGAGGCAACAAATGAGGCAGATGCCCACGACGCGCTTGTGGCGACTCTAGCAACTAGAGCCAGACCAGCCAAAGAAGCCGTGTCAGAAAATTCCGATAAAATTGATATTGATGCTGTATTCGATAATTCTGAATATAAAGCATACGATGAAGAAATTGATACGTCTGTGGTTTTAGAATGTAAACTTTCAGATGCCCACGATGATGATATAGATGAGATTGATTTACTGGCAAAAGATGCTGACGTAGCCCAAAACGATTCAGATGCCCAAGAAGAACTTACAGAAAAATTACTTGGAATTGGTGGCGCCCACGATGCACTGACGGAATTATATGCCCAACTAGCAGTCTGGTCTTGAGTTAAAACTAGATTGCCTACAGATGATGTAGGAATACCCAAAATTACATATCCAAGACCATCTAATAGATAATCTGTAGAACCAGAGAGATATCGTTGAACTACATCTTGGTAGCTTGTCGATATGTATTGATTTGTTAAATCTCTTTGTGGAAATTGTGGCATATGCTATATAACTCCATAATTATCTCAAGAAGTCGTCTATTCCGCTTAAAATCGTTCTTGTATGGTAATTATATTCAGGATTCACTTTAAAGTATTCTTTTAAAATTTGAAGAAAGTCCCCTTTCCTTTTTTGAAAGTTATTCTTTCTAATACCAAACTGTTCACATATAGTTGCGATTTCTTTTTTCGGAACGAAAACATTAATGCCTTTCCTCTTTATTTTTGGTTTGATTGTTGATGTTTTAACTGCTGGTGCTTTAGATTCAATAATTTTTACAACCGGTACTTTGATTTTTACAATGGGTTTGTTAGAAGACTGTTTTTGTTCATCCACTCTGACCTTTACTGATGTGTGTTCTTCGACTACAAAATCCGATTCCCAAGGTCTAAAATAGGTATCTTCTACTATGACTTCCAAATGCATATTTCCACGAGAACTTTCATCCAATATGCCTTTTAATCTTTTGATGGGGATGGTACATTTATCACCATTTAACTCACCCTTAAATACCAAAGTCGGCCCATCGGAAGATTCTACGATGAGACGAGCAATAGAACCTTTCAACGAAGCATTCTTTACAGATACTTCACATTCAAAATTCTCATTCTTGTCTGTGTATATTTTATATGACATATCATTCCTCAAATTTTACATCTAAATCTATATTAGAGATTGCCTTAACAACCATTTTAATATCATCCACTGAAATATTCATTGTTCCTACCATTTTTTCCTCTTCATATGTTTCACCTTTTACTTTACAAATCAATTTGATAAGTCGTTTTCTTTTCTTATCATGTTCATCATTCGCTGTATAAGGATTCCACGGTGTTATCAACCAAGGTTGAACAAGAGTCGTAGCATCTACGCCCGGTGGCTGTAAAGATGCCGTAAATGATGGTGTTGGAGGCGTTATCGAACCTGAACATTGCGACCAATACCAATTTACATTCTTCCACCAAACGTTCGTTGTTCCCCATATAGCACATATCGCCGGTGGAGCGGAACTCGAACATTCCGACCACTTCATCTTTTCATCTACCCACCAAGCACCTTCCGTCCCCCATCTAGCACAGATTTCATTAATTAGTTCACAATCTGCCCACGTCCAATCTGCCCTTGGCCACGCAATGTGGTTTGGTGTACTCCAATAAAAACAATAACGTTTCATATTATAAATAGAACCGTCTTACTCTTTAATCATAATACGTTATGTTAAACGGCCCTTGTTTAGCTACCTCATTAATTGCTTCAAATAAGTTACTTTTTTGCGTAGATTTTATCTTCGTTTGTAAATATCCTCTCAATGCGACTAAATGTTTACATAGACCTTCGCCAATATCATACGCAGGTTGTGGCGAGCGATTTATACACTTATTTAAACTATTGGGGCCGATTTCTCCAGCACCTTGTTTGAAGTTGTTATAAGCAAATTTGTATCTGTAATCGGGACAACTACAATCTACTTTACATTGTAATTGGGCCGCATCATCTTTGTTACCTACCTCTCCCTTGAGAAACATTATATTTCCTTCAAACGGTTTATTTGTTACGCTTGGATTGGATTTATACCTAAAATTCCACTGTTCCTTGTTTTCTTCCGTACTAACCGGAATTGAACGGGCTCTTACATTTTTTGACCTATCTATACGAGACGTTCCATCTTCTGGACTTTTTGGAGTTTTATCTGTTAATTTGAGAAGTTGGTCATAAGACATTTCTTCATCTAATGGTTTATGAAGTTGTCTTTTAGCATCAGATAATTTGTATCTTCCCTGCGGCAATGTTAAAAATTCTTTAGTGCTAGGCATCTTAAGTCCCCACTTATTCAAATCTTCTGCATTACTAGAAAATACATTTTGGCCGCCAACAAATCCATCTACCTGAACATAGTCGGCCTCCGGAAGTTCCTTATTTCTCTGAACTGTAACTACTATAGTTTCATCAGTTAGTTGAGCAAGAAGAGATTTGACTTGACGTTCTTTATAGGACATGCCATCATCAGATTCTTTTAGAATATTTAGAATCTCTTTAAGTAACAATTTTAATTCTTGTCTTTTCATTCGTATCTTGTCCTATAAGGGTTTAAGGAAGTTGGATTTTTCTTTTCTAATACCGACCAAGGAACGCCTTGATACCAAGACCTAGTTGACATGACTTCGATATCAAATGTCTGTTCTCCATGTGGATTTTCATTACTAACGCGGCCTTCGTCTCTATTTTCCAATTCATCGTTGTAAGCATCCCAAAGGCCACTTACAATACTGTTTAAATCTTTTGATGTGAGAGTTTGAGTTTGAATTACATTTCCTTTTACACGTTGCCATCCCCAATTTACCAAAGCATATTCTCTGGCATCCAACGTCTTACCTTTACTATCATGTCCACGGATGTAATAAATTTTGTTGTCTATTTTACTGTCGCCTTTTCTTTTCAAATAGGAAATAACAACTTCGGCAAATTCATCATTTTTCCATGCTTCCAATTCTTCGGCATTTAGTTCATCGCCAATGTTTTGAATAATCTCATCCTTTACATCATTGAAATCCGGTGCATAATCGTGATTTCCAGCATCAACTCCCAAAGCATCTAAAATCTCACGTCTAAGTGCATCTATGACACGACCTTCGTGGTTTATGTCACCTGTATCGCCATCGGCATAAACGGCCTGACCA